GCGAGCCGAAACGCCAGAAGCGTTGGCCGGGGTACACAGTGATAATGTTTTGTTGATTGTAGACGAGGCCAGCGGCGTCCCCGAGGCTGTTTTTGAGGCTGCCGCTGGTTCTATGTCTGGTCATAATGCGACGACGTTGATGCTGTCCAACCCCACCCGGTCGAGCGGGACGTTTTTTGAGAGCCACAACCGCATGAAGGGCTCCTGGTGGACCCGGACGTGGAGCTGCGAGGACAGCCCGTTGGTTAGCGACGAGTTTGTGACTGAGATGCGGTTGCGGTACGGGGAGGCCAGCTCGGCCTTTAGGGTGCGCGTTTTGGGTGACTTTCCGCTAACCGACGACGACACGATCATCCCGTATCATTTGGTTGAGTCTGCGCAGAACAGATCTATTGAGATAGCCGAGGAGACAAACGAGGTGTGGGGGCTGGACGTCAGTCGGTTCGGCAGTGATGCGACGGCGTTGTGCAAGCGCAAGGGCCCGATAGTGACGGAGCTGCGTGCCTGGCGCGGGTTAGATCTAATGCAGACCACCGGGCGGGTTGTGGCAGAGTATGAGGCCCTGCCCCCGTCCAAACAGCCAGACGAGATCCTAGTGGACAGCATTGGCCTGGGGGCTGGCATTGTAGACCGATTGTTGGAGCTGGGCTTGCCCGTGCGGGGCGTAAACGTGGCTGAGAGCCCAAGCATGGGAGATACCTACATGAATTTGCGGTCTGAGCTTTGGTTTAAGTGCAAGGGTTGGCTGGAGGATCGGAGTTGCAAGCTGCCCAAGGACGACCAGTTGTTAGCCGAGCTGACGTCGATACGGTACAGCTTCACCAGCTCCGGCAAGATGAAGGCTGAGAGCAAAGATGAAATGCGCAAGCGTGGGTTGGGCTCGCCTGACTTGGCCGACGCGTTGTGTTTGACAATGGCGTCCGACGCAATTACGGCGCAGTCCGGGTCGTTTAAAGTTTGGCGTGGCGAATTGCGGCGCAACTTGCAAGGCATTGCGTGATTTTTTGGGGCTGACAGACCTCTGTGTTAAGTTGTTAATGTAACTAGCATGGAGGTTTTTTGTTATGCCAGGTTATGGATATAAAGGCGGTATGAAAAAAGGTGGCAAGAAAAAAGGCGGAAAGAAAAAGTAGTGGCAAAGTTCAAAAAGGTAGCCAAAACCAAGCGTGGGGTGCCAAAGAAATATTTGTCTAATGCTCGCAACCCTGCCGCAAAGGAACGTGAGATTTTAGAAACCAAACGTAGGTATAAGTTGGGTTTACCTATTGATGTTAAGAAGGTGAGTAAAAGTCGTGCCAGCCAAAACAAAACCAAAGTCAAAAAGCGGAAGCGCGTTAGCTAACAAAGCTAAAAAAAGCGGTATTCCGATAGGCATATTAAGGCAAGTCAAGAAGCGTGGCGATGCTGCGTATTTAAGTTCTGGGTCGCGCAATGTGCCAATGGCAGCTTGGAGCATGGGCAGAGTAAACAGTTTTATTAGCGGCAAGGGCGGCGCACGCAAGGCAGATTCTGATTTATGGAAAAAAGCTAAAGCTGCAAAAAGTAGGAAAGCCTAATGCCAGCCAAGCGTAAGAAGGTGCCAGCCAGTAAGAAGTATGCTGACGGGACCACCTACAAGGACAGCAAGGGCAAGACGCATCGGCGCGTGTCGTCACCCGGGACAAAACGTGGCAACGCCTACTGCGCCAGGACTGTCGGTCAGAAGCGCACGGCAAAGGTAAAGGTGCGGCGCAAGGCCTGGGGTTGCTCAGGCAAACGGAGCATAAAGAGGTAGATGGGCAAGTTAGGTGATACGTTAGACAGCGCCGTCGAATTGCTGGATATGCTAAAGAAGCCGCCCGGGTCAGACCCTCGGTATCGCGGCGTCGCGCCTAATCGCACCGACTTTACCTTCATGCGGTACAACCCAGCCAAACTGCCTGAGCGGTTGCAGAAATCTTTAACTGCGCTGCGTAACCCCGACAACCCAATGCGTCAGGATATGCTTGAAACAATTGAGGCTGGCTTAGAGGTTGGCGAGGACTGGTACAACACCGAAGAGCTGCGCGACTGGTTTATTATGGGTCACGGCCAAGAAGAAGGGACACGGCAATGGGCAGAGTATATCGACCTGGTTGGCGCGACGTCTCCCGGGTCTAAAGTGCCGGCAAACATTGGTAACGCCTCGGCGGTGCGTAACAGGTTATACACTGACCCAGAATATTTGACGCAGTTGCAAAACGTGGAAAACATAGAGGGCGGCAGAGCGTTAGCTAAAGGCAGACAACCCGGTTACGGCCACAAGACCGCCGGGTTGCAAGAATTGGTTGTCGCAAAGCAACAGCAAGGATTGTTTGACGCGTCAGCCGAGCCGGGCGTCGCGGGTACAAAATCGTCAATGGTGGTAAACCCAAAGCCAAAGGGTTTTGGTCAATCACTGAAGGGGTCAGAAAAAAATATAGCCGCCGATCTGCATTTCACGCGATATTTTGCAATGGCGTCAATGGACCCAGATTGGTTAAACGTCGCTGGAACCGAGGTTGGGCAAGAGTTTGCAGATAAAATTATGGCGGCCTACCCCAAGGCAAAAAAATATTTTACTACAAACAAATTGGGTCAGCCGTCCTTTAATCCGAAGGCCGCCGTTAAAGATGGCGTCGTGCCTATTGAAGCAATTAGCGATAACCCAGTTGTTTGGAGCCAAATGCCAAGGGACGCCGAATACGGCGCAATGGAAGACTTTATGTTTGAGCTGGGCAACGAGCTTGGCTTGACGGGTCCGCAAGTGCAAGCCGCGTTGTGGATGGGCGCGGCGCGTAAAACAGGCGTTGATCCTACCAGTCAAACTACCTTTATGGGCGCGATACGTGACCGGGCCGACATACAAGCAGCCAAGCGCGGCCAGACACGCGAGCAAGTGTTATTTGATTTTATAATGAACAAAGGCCTGTTGACTGGTGCCACCGCCGCTCCTTTCGGTGTGCTAGGGCTATCTGGGGCCAACAACCAGGCGCAGGCCGCACCGATGCAAAACGAGTTGATGCAATACCTGGAGGCCAACCGATGACCTTAGAAGAGCGCATACGAAACAAAGTGTCAGGCCTTAAACAGGCACAGACGGAGCGCAAAATACGCGAGGGTTTTGACGTCACTATTGGCACAGACGCAGGCGAAGCGTTTAAAACGCGGTACGGCGGCGTTACCTTAGACCCTTACACCGGGAAGGCTTACCACAACGCCGGACACTACGTGTACAGCGCGGACGATCTGCAAAGCGCAATGGACGCCCGGAACACAACAAATCGCATGAGCGGCTCTATTTTTGACTATGTATTTGACAAGACGGGCAACCCAAACATGGCAAGGCACGCCGTAAACGCGGCAAGCTATTCACCCGGCCTTGGCACAGCTATGGGTTTAGAGGATGCGTATCAGGCAGCCAGGGAAATACCTGACGATTATCAGGCTGGTGATCGTGGAGCAATGGCGGCGAACACCGGGCTTGCTGTAATGGGGTTAGGCGACGCGGCTTTGACAATGGTACCGTTTGCAAAACCAATATTCAACGCAATGAAGCGTGCGCCGAAAAATATTGGCCGGGCTGGCAGAGCTTTGGAACGCGGCATGTTTGCCCTGGATGACATGATGACACCAACTGTATCAAACCGAAAACCGCAAAGCAAATTAATGCAAGAGCTTGAGCGATACTTAGAAAGCGTGGGTAATTAAATGGCATTAACAACATACGCAGAGCTAAAGGCGTCTATCGCCGATTTTCTTAACCGGGACGACCTGACTAGCGTCGCGCCAGATTTTATTTCTCTTGCGGAGGCAGACATGAACCGCCGGGTAAGGCATTTTCGCATGGAAGGCAGAGCCACGGCGCAGATCGACACACAGTTCAGCGCCCTACCCGCTGACTTTGGCGAGACAATTACGTTGCACATAACATCTGGCGACCTAGCGCAACTGGAGCTACTTGGCAAAGCTGAGATGCTTAAGCAACGAGCAAACAGCAACGACGCCGTCGGTAAGCCACGTTTTTATGCAATTACAGCGGGAGAAATAGAGGTTTTCCCGACGCCGGACGCAACGTACACCAGTGAGCTGTATTACTACAAACGCATCTCCGCGTTGAGCGACAGCAATACGACAAACGATATTTTAACGTATTTCCCGGATGCCTACCTTTACGGCAGCCTGGTCCACTCTGCCCCATATCTCAAGGACGATGCGCGTGTCGCCGTGTGGGGTTCTATTTACGCGCAAACACTGGCCGACATTAACGGTGAATCTGAAGCAAGCAAGTTCGGCGGTTCTGGCCGACGCATGAAAATAAAGGCGTATTAACCATGAGTTTTTCTAATACATTTGAGACGCACGTTTTAAACTACGTGTTTACTGCAACAAGCGTAACAAGGCCAACAGCTTGGTATGTCGCTTTGTTTACTTCTAACCCGGCAGAGGATGCTAGCGGTACTGAGGTAAGCACCTCCGGCACCGCGTATGTCAGAAAGACAGTATCGTTTACTGTGTCTGGCAATTTAGCAACCAATTCCGGCGCTATTGAGTTTCCAACGGCAACAGGATCAGGTTTTGGCACGGTGACACATATTGGCGTATTTGATGCAAGCACAAGCGGTAATTTAATAGCGTACAGCGCATTATCTGCAAGCAAGGCCATTGCAGCCGGAGATGTGTTTCGTATTCCAGCGGGTGATCTTGATATAACGCTCGATTAGTGGCTTATCGCGCCTCATATGGTGCCGACTTTTATGGCAGTGGGTTGTATGGTGTTACTGGTGCGATTGACGCCGCCGCAACGGTAACGCCTGCGCTAAGTGTCGCCTGTTCTGCGCAAATTGTTAAAGATGGCGCGGCAGCTATTGCGTCTACTTTATCTGTTAGCGTAGTTGATCCAGATACAGTTAATGATGCAAGCGCAACAATTACATTACAAAGCGCAACAATTACCGTTGCAGAGGAATATGTTGCAAGCGAAGGGTTTAGACCTGGTTATGGTTTAAAAACCTATGGCACAAGCATCTATGGCCGTAACGACAGCATAGAGCAAAGCACGGCCACAATTGCCATTACGTCTGCGATGACGGTTGGCGCAAGCCCACAACTTAACGCACAAGCTACAATAGCGTCAACTTTAACGACAACTGCAAGCGGTGTGTTTGACGTTGTTGGGGCTGTAAACTTAGCTCTATCGTTGTCTCTTTCTACATCCGTTGCGCGTGTGTTGCTCGGCAGTTCGACGTCAACCATTGCATTAAGCTTGGCAACAACTGCCATAGAGAAGTGGGAGCCAGTCGCAGGCACGCCGGAAACATGGACGCCAGTCGCAGCCACGAGTGAAACCTGGACGCCGATTACAGATTCACGCGCTGCATGATTTTTTGGAGCTACAGTTAAACTGTGCGATAGTTGCGTTAACGAGCTACGGCGCTTGTTTCCCTTACATTGATGGAAAAGTGTGCGTGGCAAAAACGTAACTGAGGAGTTTATTTATGCCAACTAACACGACAACTTATTCATTACAAAAACCTACCGTTGGAGGAGATGAGGACGCCTGGGGTGGTTACATTAATAGCAACCTAGATGCGATTGATGATCTACTTGACGGCACAACTCCTGTTACTGGAATAGACATAAACTCAGGCGCGATTGACGGTACGCCTATTGGCGCAAACTCTGCTAGCACTGGCGCGTTTAGCACAATATCTGGCACAACTTTAAATCTAAGCACTGG